ATGTTCTACATCGGCCACATCTTGTACATTTTTACTGTTTAAAAAAGCGTCTAATTTAGTTTGATAGTTCTGTTTTGGGAACATCTCAGCCAGACGCTCAATTAGTTTTGCTATTGTTGCTGTCATTGCTTTTTCCTTTGGTTAACGAGAAACTCATGGTTTCTACTGAGTTATTTATGTTGCGTTGCAACATACCCAATGGTTTCTACTAGTAAAACAAACCCAGTTGACACAGAATTGATATTTTGTTATAATTTGGGCATATACAGTAAAAAGGCACGTATGGAACTACATGTTGAAGCAGGCCCAAAGACCAAACGCTACATTGAATCATTGATTCCCAGCATGTTGGCCCAGCTTGGGCTTGCTAAAAATCAAAAATTGTTGATGATCAAAGTGGACCCAGATCTAGACGAGTTGGGCACCACAATTCCCTTGACAGGGATTGACACTTACTTGGTGGTGCTAAAACCCACTAGAGATCTGTGTGCCTTGGGCGTTACCCTGGCACACGAGTTAGTTCATGTACGTCAAATGGCCCGCGGCATACTAAAAATCATGCCAAAAGGCAAAAAATGGCGTGGCAAATACTATGGGCGTAATGTGGCATATTTACAACAGCCCTGGGAATTAGATGCCTTTGCCCGGCAAGAAATTGTGTTTCGCAGGGCAATTGAGCTGTGATTTTTGGTTGACCAATAATTCTCAAACTGTTATAATATGAATATGAAATTAGATACAAACGAAATACTACAGTGGACCGGGGCTATTTTTATAGTAGCAGGCCACAGTTTAAACGCTGTGGGTCCTGCGGCCTATCCTTACAATATCCTTACATTTTTTATTGGGACTATTTTGTTCCTGATTTGGACTGTTCGTGTTGCAAATAAACCACAGATGTTTGTGAACCTTGTCAGTGTAATAATTGGGCTTTCCGGGCTGGTAAAAGCCTTAGGTTGACCGAATATTCCCCTTTTGCTATAATATAGGCATAGTGTAACAAAAAGGAGCCAGCAATGAGAACAGCATTCCAAGGTATGTCAACTAAAGAAATCCGTGAAGTGAGCATGTATGGTTGCACTGAAGCACAGATGCGTGAAGCAGTGGAATTGTCCAGCACTTTTAAATTCTCCGGTCCCGCAATGGTAGTGGCCAGCATGATGAGTGACGCACAAGAAATGATGGCCTACGAGCAACCGGACTTTAACACCATTGAAGATCAGCGACAACTGCTGAATCGTGCAAAATTTGTTCTTTTTGAGTACATTATGGACCGCAAAAACGGTTGACCCAAAATTCCCATTTTGCTATAATACTTGTATAGAAACTAAAAAGGATTCCAAAATGACAGCAATCGCAACACAGATCACAGAGCAGTTGGTACAAGACGCAACCAACGAAGCAGGCATCCAAGCCCGCTCAGCGGCCAAAGCATTCCACGCCAAGCATGGCGATCGTGACGCTTGTGGCTTTGCTTGGGTCAACGTGTTTGGCGTTCGTTCAAACTCAAAGTTGGGCAAGTGGTTGCAGGCCGCAGGCTTCCGCAAAGACTACACAGGTGCATTGAGCCTGTGGAACCCCAGTGGTTTTCCGACACAGAGCATCTCAATCTTGGAAGCAGGTGCAGAAGCCTACGCCGAGGTGCTGAAACGCAAGTTGGGCCTGGACAAGGTCTACGCTGGAAGCAGATTAGATTGATTGACCGATAATTCCCAAACTGCTATAATATAAACATAGTAAGAAAAAAGGAAAAAAGATGTCAAGTTTTGCCGAAGATGTATTTGCAATCAATCCCAGTATCACAGCAGAGAATGATGTTCTTGACTTGGGATTTGAGGTTGTAAAAAAAGCACTGGGACTGAAATCTGCTCGATACTATTTTTGGTACCATGAGGATTTCCCTTCAGATTTGGTTAATGAATATTTTTGGTTGCAACAACAGAAAGAGGTAGCATAAAATGGGTACACGTTCAAGAATTGGTGTCATGCACGGCGACGTTTGCAAATCGGTTTACTGTCACTGGGATGGCTATTTAGAACACAATGGTGTTATTTTGCAAGAGCACTACGACAGTGCCCGAGCTAATCACTTAGTATCACTAGGTGACATGAGCACTTTGGGTCCTGTGCTTGGTCAAGCACATCCATTCTCCAAATTGGATATCACAGATACAGATGCCGACCGTGAATCTAAATTGGCCTTGATGGAACTGGCACAATCAGAAGGTTGGTGTACATTCTACGGTCGTGACCGCGGCGAGACCGGCGCAGAGTTTAAGTCAGCCATGACCTTTGCAGACTTCTTGATACAGGTTGAGAACTGTGGTGCAGAGTACTACTACATCATGAAGGATGGTGTATGGTACACCGGTTGCCCTGGCAAAGGCGATGCTCTTGTGCCTTTGGCAACTGCCTTGGCCTCTGTTGCAAAGAACTGGGGAACAGTTGACCTGTAATTCCCAAACTGCTATAATACACACATAGTAAACAAAACAGGAGCCCCAAATGGATATCAAAGAAATTAACTCTGCAATTATGTTTGGTAACTTGACCAATGATCAGTTGTCCAGTGTGATTGATGCGGTGAAGTTTGCCCGGACTCAACTTACCCAACAAAAGAAACGTAGTTTCTCAATTGGCGACCAGGTAAAGTTTACCAGCAATTGCAATGGATTGACCTACGTTGGCAACGTTCGCAAAGTTAAAATTAAATTTGTGCTGGTTAGTACGCCAGGCGGTGTGTTCAACGTGCCTGCCAACATGCTAGAGGCAGCATGAACAACAAGAGTTTCACTTATCGAATTCAACTGACCGAGCAAGAACTTGCTCAGTTTCGTGCCGCCTACGCCGAGCTTCACAGCGAAGTGGTAGAGATCTTTTTAGAAGCAGAACAGCACAGTGGTTTTCAAACTGCTAACAAAGTAATCAATCGTATTCGAGGTATGTAAATGTCTGTACCTAGTTTCCGTCATTGGTTGCAAAACAAGTGGTATGAGCATCTGGCAGAATTAGAAGGTTATGGTCAGCCTGTGTCATACAATCTTAGTGAGTACTTTGCCCGATACAAATACTGGCTCAAACGTAAGTACCGTCATCAACAAGGAGCAAAATAATGGGTCTCGACATGTATGCATACGTGGCCGCTCGTGCAGGCCAACAGCGTGAATATTATGAAACTTCTGAGTTCAATGAAGAGACGAGAGAGTACGGCAGTGCCACGGTCACCAAGCCGCGTGAGATTGCCTACTGGCGCAAGCATCCTAACCTGCATGGCTGGATGCAACAGTTGTGGGAGTCACGTGGCAACTCAGGCGACTTTAATGGTGACGAATTAGAACTGACATGGAACGATCTTGAGATCCTTGAACTAGATATCATTGCTGGCTCTTTGCCTGGCACCTCGGGATTCTTTTTTGGCAATGATGCCGACGACCATTACCGTGAACAGGATCTCAAGTTTATTCGTGATGCCAAGGCAGAGTTGTTTTGTGGATTAAAAGTATTTTACAATAGCAGTTGGTAACAGTATATGACTAAACGAATTGGACCTATCACATTGGACGGCGACGCCGCTGACCACATTACTGTGCTCACGCTAAAAGAGCAGAGGGCCTACCTCAAGAAAGAACTTGCCGAGTGGAAGAAAAATCCCCGCTCAGAAGACAATCCTGACGGATACTGGTTGCATCCTGAGGATGTCAGCGGAAACGAAATCATGGTTCACCATCTGGATGCTGTGATCAAATACTTTGGGGAATAACAATGAAAATTGGACTGAGCTATAGCCGGTGTGTTCGCGACATTGTGGATGGCCGGGTAGACATTGAGGATGTACTGGTGTTGATCACTCGCACTGATTTTGACCCACGCGATGATAAACAGTGGCAGAGTGTCTGGCAAGGTTATGCTGGCGGATCAGATGCGGCAATGATGCGTGGATTTTTCGGTGGCAGTAACCCCGAGTGGATTGGCTACAAGGATGAAGACGAAGATCGATTCCGTAGTGTCAGCATTGAACTTTGGGAAACTGGCAAGCTACATCAGCCGCGCAAGTTTGGCGCACACCCCAGCCGTCGTAGAGAAATTTGGTTGGAAACAGTGTTGCCTGACAGCGAGATGGAGACTCGTCCAGCAGTAAAAGACGCATGGGACAAATTCCAGACCATTGCAGGTCTGACCGATGTTAAACTAGACAAGAATTACCGATGAAGAAAGTATATTATGAAAAACGTGGACGGCGGTATCTGCCTGTGGCTGAGTATGATAGTGATCTTTTGGACAGTTTCCCTCGAGGTAATCACTTGGTCATGTGTTACCCCGGGGGCTCATCCCGTAGGTTTAACGTGGAACCTAACTATGCGGCTATGATTGCCGCTGGGCGTGTTGCAGAAGATGCCATCTGTGATTCTCTTAGAAAATCCAGCGAAATGAAGCCACAGCGTACTCCTATTACTCCCGGGCAAAAGAAAGCCTGGGAAAAGTTGGCTAAAGAGTTTGGTGATGAATTATGTCCGCTGACTTATGGTAGTACTAGAGATCATGCCGAAGCCGGCGTGAAAGCTATGCAAGCAGAAGCAGACAAACTGATGCAACATGCCAGTGTGCGCCAGGCATATGACCAATTCTTGCTGGTATGTAAATTAACACAATCAGACCTTAAACGGAAGTAAATATATGAATGAAACAAATTTTTCAGACACAAGGTTTGCGGGCATAATGGCAGCAGGTTGGATTCGTGACCTAGAAAGTTCGGACAGTCGAATACACAAAGAAAAGACTATTGAAAAGGCTTTGGTAGCTTCGCAATTGGGCAGTGCCGACGCACAGGCTTTCTTGTTCAACTGCTATCAAGCCTACAATCCTTTCTATGTGTTTGGCACCCGGCAAGTGCCTGAGACTGAGGGTTTGACCGGCCAACCAAATCACTGGCCAGGATTTTGGGCCTTGTTAGAAAGCCTGCGCACTCGTAGCATCACCGGTAATCGTGCAAGAGAAGCAATCGAAACTTGCAGTCAAATGTTTGACAGTGAAGAATGGAATAACGTATGTCGTCGTGTTATTATTAAAGATCTGCGATGCGGCATCAGTGAAAAAACCTTGAACAAAGTGTTGGGCAAGACTGAATGGAAGATACCAATTTTTAGTTGTCAACTGGCTCAGGACTCTACAGACCAACCCAAGAAGATGAAAGGCATCAAACGCCTGGAAGTCAAACTGGATGGTGTGCGTGTGTTGGCAGTGGTAAATGGATCCGCTTGTACATTGTACAGTCGCAATGGCAAGGAGTTTGAAAACTTCCCTCAGATTGCAGACTTCATTGAAGAACATCGCGAAGCATTTCAACGTAATTCCGCCTTTGGTGGACAGTTTGTGTTGGATGGCGAGATTGTGGGCAAGAATTTTCAGGACTTGATGAAACAGGCGCAACGCAAGAGCAACGCCAAAACAGACAACATGGTTTATCATGTGTTTGATATTTTGCCTTTGAACGAGTTCCGAGAAGGCTTCTGCAATCTACAGCAACACAAACGCATCGACCTACTGAAACGTGCTCAAGCATTCTTGCCCGAAAATGGTTGTGTACGCATCATGCCCGGTATGG